CACGCCCAGCTCAACCGCGAGCTCTACGATGTTTTGAAAACGTCGACGGGCTCGCGGCGCTCGCCGCTTATGATTATGTTCACCACGGCGGGATTTGATCGTCACTCGATTTGCTGGGAGGTGCACGAGTACGCGCAAAAGGTAATTGACGGCACCGTGAATGACCCGGCCTTCCTGCCGATTATTTTTTGCGCCGATGAGACCGATGATTGGACGAGCCCCAAGATCTGGAAGAAAGCCAATCCTAACCTCGGCGTCTCGATCAAGGAAGACTATCTCGCCGCCGAGTGCGAGAAGGCCAAGGTCACGCCGGCCTATGAGAACACCTTCAAACGCTTACACTTGAATATCTGGACGCAACAGGATGTCCGCTGGCTGCAGATGACCGAATGGGACGCCTGCGCCGCGCCGCCGGTCGATTACGAGGCGCTCCGCGGCCGGCGCTGCTTTGGCGGTCTCGATCTCGCGTCCACTACCGATATTGCCGCGCTCGCGCTTATTTTTCCGCCTTTAAAAGAAGCCGAGCCGTTCATGGTCCTGCCGTTTTTCTGGATACCCGAAGACTCTATGCACGACCGCGTGCTGCGCGACCATGTGCCCTATGATGTTTGGGAGCGCGAGGGATATCTCGAAGCGACCCCCGGCAATTCGATCGATTATCGTTACATAATGCTCCGGCTTGGGCGCTGCCGCGCGGACTTCGATTTCAAGGCACTGGCGTTTGACCGATGGGGATCGACGCAGATCACCACGACGTTGTGCGACGAATACGGTTTTACCAGCGATGAAAAAGAGGCGGCCAATTTTCACAAGCCGATGCTATGGCAATTCGGCCAGGGGTTTTCGAGCATGACCGCGCCAACAAAAGAGTTGCTCACTTATATTTTGGCGCGTAAGATCACCCACGGCGGGAACCCGGTGCTCCGCTGGATGGCGAATAATGTTGTGGTAAAAACAGACTCCGCGGGAAACCTCAAGCCCGACAAAGGTAAGTCGATCGAAAAGATCGACGGCATCGTCGCCACGATCATGGCTCTCGAACTTGCCATCAGGCACGGAAACGATAAAGGCAGCATCTACGGCGAGCGGGAAATGAGGTTTTTATGAAATTCATCGAGTGGTTCAAGCGCGCATTTCGCAACCTCGGCATCAATACGCCGGGATTCACGGAATATTTCGCCTTTGGCGGCGGCATGAGCACGGCCTCGGGTGTGAGAGTCACTGAAGGCAACGCGCTGCTGATCTCCACGGTTTATCAATGCGTGCGAGTTATCGCCGAGACGGTCGCCTCCCTTCCGTGTTTTCTCTATAAGCGCACCACATCGGGCAAAGATCGAGCCGAAAATCACGCGGTCTATCGTATTTTGCACCAAGAGCCCAACCCGTACATGTCGCCGTTCGAATTCAAGCAAACACTCCAGGGCCATCTCTGCCTCTGGGGCAATGCCTATGCGGAAATCGAGCGCAACGGCAGCGGTCAAGTCGCCAATTTATGGCCTTTGCGGCCCGATCGGATGAGGTTGCAGATTTATGACGGCAAGATTTTTTATTATTATATCACGCCGGACGGCGGCGAGCGGCAATTGACCGATGTGTTTCATCTGCGCGGATTGTCCACCGATGGGCTGATCGGCTACTCCCCGATCGCGCTGGCCCGTGAGACTTTGGGGCTTGCCAAGGCATCGGAGGAGTACCGGGCGCGGTTTTTTTCCAACGACGCCAAGCCCGGCGGCGTTTTAATGCATCCCGGCATCCTCGGTGAGCCGGCTTACCAGCAACTGCGCCGGCGCTGGGAGGAAAATCACCAGGGCCTTTCGAACCGCGCCCGCGTGGCGATTTTGGAGGAGGGAATGAAATGGCAGGACGTCGGCGTCCCGCCCGACGATGCGCAATTCATCCAGGGTCAAGAGTTTCAGAAAAGCGATATCGCCGCCATTTACCGCGTACCGAGCTATAAAATTGGCCTTTTGAAGCCGGGGACCGTCAGTTATGCGTCGGTCGAGCAGCAGGCGATCGATTTCGTCACCGATTGTATTCGGCCCTGGCTCATCTGCTGGGAACAGCGCGCCACACTTTCACTCCTTACACCGACGGAGCGCAGAGTTTTATTTGCCGAGTTCATGATCGACGCTTTATTGCGCGGCGACAGCGATTCCAGGGCGAGATTTTACCAGGCTTTGTTCAATATGGGCGTTTTGACCATCAACGAGATCCGTGAAAAAGAAAATTTGAACAGCATCGGCCCCGATGGCGATCGGCATTACTTGCAGCAAAATTTAGCGCCGATCGATATGTTCGATGATTTACTAAAAGCAAAATTGCAGCCACCAGGGAGCCCGCCGGCGCAATTGGAGCCGCCGAAACCAAACGGCGCATTGAACGGGGCGGCGCATTGATATGACTCCTTACTACCAAGACAGTGCGGTTACGATCTACCACGGCGATTGCCGCGAGATATTGCCGCATCTTGAATCGGTGGATTTGGTGCTTACTGATCCGCCGTATGGGATTAAGGAGCGAACAAGGCGGGCGAGTAACGGACGGGGCAAATCACGTACTGAGGGCTTCCGAGTTGTCGAGTCAAGAGATTGGCCGGAAGTTTACGGCGATGATGAGCCTTTTGATCCTTCGCACTTGCTCAAGTATCCGAAGATCATTTTGTGGGGCGCGAATCATTACTGCGATAAGTTGCCAGGTTCTCCGCATTGGCTGATTTGGGATAAGCGCGAGGAAACCGGCAGCGATGACAACGCGGATTGTGAAATTGCTTGGACAAACTTGAAAGGGCCGGCTCGCCTTCATAGGCAATTATGGCGGGGGATTTGTAAGCGCGGCGAAGAAAACGTGTCTGCAGGTTATTCGATCGTTCATCCTACGCAGAAGCCTATTGCCTTGATGCGATGGTGTATCGCGCAAGCAAAAGACGCTGATTTAATTTGTGATCCGTATTTTGGCAGTGGCACGACACTGCGCGCCGCCAAAGACTTGGGCCGCAAGGCCATCGGTATCGATATTGACGAGAAGTATTGCGAGATCGCGGCACGTCGTATGTCTCAAGAAACATTGCCTCTAATTTTCCCGAAGGAGATGAGGGGTCCATCCCCGATGGATCTCCAGCTTGTGTGACTCCGCGTGATGCTGCCAAGATTCTCGCCGATGCTATGAATCAGATCGAAGCCGCAGGCTATCTTTTGTACCCGCATCCAAGACCGATCGGCATTTCCATTCGCGTATTGCGCCAAGGAAAAAAAATAGCATTTCATCCCGATGACACGCTGGTAGTCGCCAAGTGCTGGGACGAAGGTGACGGAAAAGGATGGCAGGCAAAATAAATGGATAATAAAAAGTCTTATCGTATAGATGAGGTCGCTAAGGAGTTCGATGTAAGCTCTCGCACCGTGGAGCGTTGGATCAAGTCGGGCGAGCTCGATGCGGTCAAGATAGGCCACACACGCCGCGTGATGAGCGAAACGTTGACGGAAGTTAAAAAAAAAGAGCGACATTTACCGTCAAATGCCGTCAAATAGCGACGCTCCCACCTAAATAATCCCTTCTTTTTCGTTCTATTTTCTATATTGTAAGCACCGTTAGCGTGCGCGCGAGTGTTTTGCTGCTGTCATTTGGGGCGGGGGTTCTGGTCGACCAGCCGGGATCTCCGCCTTTTTTTATGGAAAAAGAACGCCGGGTTTTCAACGCCACCGAGTTGCGGGTCACCAGCGGCCCGACGCCGCGGCTCGTCGGTCATGCCGCCGTATTCGATCAATTGAGCGAGGATCTAGGCGGATTTAGAGAAAAAATAGCCCCTGGAGCCTTCCGCGAGACGATAAAAGACGGCGATATTCGCGCTCTTTTCAATCATGACCCAAATTTTCCGCTCGCCCGCACCAAATCAGGCACGCTCAAGCTTACTGAAGATCAAACCGGTCTCGCCATAGACGCCGATCTCGCCGACACCACTTACGCCCGCGATTTATTGAAGTCGATAGAGCGCGGCGATGTCGATCAGATGAGTTTTGGCTTCGCGGTGCTCCCGGAGGGGCAAAACTGGCGCATGATCGACGGCGGATTGGTCCGCACGCTCGTTAAAGTAGAACTCTACGACGTCTCGCCGGTCACTTTTCCAGCCTATCCGCAGACCGATGTAGGGATCCGGTCACTCGCCGCCCAGATCAAAAAAGAATTGGCCATCGATAAAAAAGCCGACTTTGTCAGCCGATCGGAAGATCGCAAAGCAATAATCGAACGCGCTCAAGACTACTTGAGCAAAAGGAGAATCAGTTATGTCGTTAGATATTAATGAACTCCGGCAGCAGCTCGG